CTCTTACTTTGCCGGAGATTTATGTCTCTTTTCTTGCTCCTGAATCTTGAAGTCTAACTTCTTTTGCTTTTCAGGATCTAACTGTGGTGGTCTCCCACCTTCGGGTTGATCATAGAGAAGAAGTTTCTCAGCCCATTGACGTCTTTCTTCAGCAGACATAGTCCGCATCATACCATCAATATTAACTGCATTATCTTCATCACTCTCATGATCCAACCCAGGTTGCAATTCTTCAACCTTTTCTTCCTTGCGCTCACGCATTGCAAGGGTGCCTCTGTAAATTGGTTTTTGTCCAGGCACAAGGACTTTATAGCCATCAATTTTCTTTTTACGGCATAAATCAATAAACCAAGGTGCATACTCATCTTTGGCACTAACTGTCCAACAGCCATGCCGAGTGGCCTTCTTATCACTCAAGAAGGTTGGAGAAGTCAAGGGAATTGGCCAATGAGCCATATTTGTAACACTACCCTTAAATGCACTCGTGTGCTCATATATGTACTGCAAATACGCAGCTGCGCTTGAGACAAATATCAGAACGGAATACAAAGTATCCGTATCAGCCGTAATGGGATAAGATGCATCAATCTCTAAAGGATAGAACGCACAATCAGCTGAATCATTAATCCCAAGAAGATTACTAGTCTCACCAGCGCCAACAGAATATTGAGCATAACCAAGGACATTGGCTACGTACGCACCAACCTGCTTAAATTCAACTTTTATTTCCCCGGGGGATGCACCAGCACGAATAACTGGTGAAACACTCTGCGTGAATGTATTAAAAATATTCAAAGGGTCATGCATTCCAACCGTTGGATCTGCAGTACTAGCCCCAGCAGAGTTCACTTGCATCCCTTGAACCATGGAAATAGCAGGTTGTTGTTTGGCATTGAATAATCGCACAGTGTAATCGACAAACAAGTCCATCACAACAGTGCCCGGAGTATCAGAAGAATAGCAAGAGAATGACATCTTGCCTGGAGTATATGCTGTGGGATCACCTGGAGCAGTTGTCCCATCAGTAAGAGTGTAGTACTTTTTCAAGGGTGCACTCAATCTAATAGCGGAATTGTGTACCATTTTCTTCCACAAACTCCCATCTTTAGCTCCATTATAAGCTAACATCTCATAATCAGCTGTAAAAGCTGCTTCCTCCACATTCTTCTGAGTAGCGACAATTAATCGCCCTTTTTGATCAGTACCACAGCGAGTTTCAAAACGAAACTTACATTTCACAATCTGGAATTGATCCCAGTTTTGACAAACTGGTCCAGCCCACGGAAAATTATCGATCGACGCAAATTGAAGATTATACGTCGTAATAGAAAACTTATTATCCGTAACAACTGGCTGGAGATACTCACTGTGGGTAATTTCAAACATGTTCCCCTTATTAATTCGGGGAGCAGTAGTTGTCCGTTGATAACCGACTGCCTTTGGGGCCGAGAAATGAATTTCTTTTGGCCGCTTAGGACGGGGAAGAGGCCCGATAAACTTTGGTCTCGGAAGTGGACCAATAAAAGCTTTCGGTTTCGGTCTAGGAAGTGGACCAATAAAGGCTCCTTTCTTCTTCCAAGCTCTCCCACCCTTTGACAATTTCTTCGGCATTTCGGAATAATGGACACGTATTAAAATGAATATTCAAAGGGGCTAAATTATTTAAGGCCGACCCCTCATTCATTGTATACATACGACGAATCTCCGGATCTGTTTTATAGACCCCACGAATTTCTTCCCAAGAGAACAAATCCATAGAATCTTTAGCATTACGTGGACTCGTGAGAGCATCCATGTAGGTTCGCTCTAAATAAGCTATATATCCAGCCAATATTTCACGAGCTTCCTCACTCCAATAAGAGTTCATACGTAACGCACAAGCTTTCAAGTAAGACCATCGAATATGATGTTTGGCAAATGAATGCCGTAGCAAAGATGAGATAACCTTATCTGCATCCGGATATGGCATGAACATTCCATGCACCATCCTCGTTCTGTGGGAGAGAAAGTTTCGGTCAAGTAACTTGCCCTCAGATTGAGCTTCTCTTTTAACCACGATTCCGAGCGTCTCCCAAACGTCGGCAACCTTGAACGTGCTAAACCACTCCTTGATCATATCAGAATATGTACCAAGATTATCATCGCCACAAAGCGCGAGTTCCACGTTATCATCGAATTCATCGAAATCAG